ATGGGTGCCCAAGATATCGAACATAATAAAGAAGCAAATGAAGTAGATATTGATAACAAGAAGAAACAGGGAGATATTAAAACAGAAGGTATGAAGAAGCAAACCGACGTCAAAGTGGATGGAATGAAGAAAACCACTGATGCTAAGGTATCTAGTATGAAAAAGACGGAGGCGGCGAAGCCGAAACCTAAGAAAGGATCGTAATGGCTATTGATAGGCACCAGTGGGCAGATTGGAGAGGTCATCCCTGCACACAGGAAATGATTAAGATTCTAAGAGAAATTAGAGAAGAAGGTTACGAAGAAGCTAGTTATGGAACGGATGATATGTTGATTCAATTGGGCATCAAGCTCGGTAAAATCAATGCTCTCACTGGTGTTATTAACCTAAGATTTATCCCCGAAGAGGAAGAAAATGACGGACGAAACAATCGTTGATAAACCGCAAACGCAGGCTGATGCGGCAGCAATTGAACGTGATTCTAAAGTACAAGCCGAAGAAAAGCAGAAGCTAACTGCTGAAGAAACACGAGCAGAATCCTTTGGGTGGAAACCTAAAGAGAAATGGGTAGAAGAAGGTAATGCAGAAGAGGATTGGGTTCCCGCCAAGCATTTCCTTAAATTTGGCGAGGTAAAACAACAACTAATCTCTAAAGACAAGCAGCTTACTAAGCAGGAAAAGATCATCAAGATGATGAAAGATCATCACACGAAGGTCCGAGAAACTGCTATTCAAGAGGCTTTGCAGAAGCTTAAAGCTGAACGTGCTACTGCACTACAAGAGAACGATTTAGTTCGGGCTGAACAGATTCGAGATACGATTGAAACCACGAAGGAGCAGTTTGCTAAGCAAAAGCCCCTTCCTACGGAGATCGAGCAAGAAATCCAACAGGTCGAGCAACAAGTACAAACCCCTCCCGCCGAGTATTTTGAGTTTCTTGCTCAAAATCCTTGGTACGATCCTAACGTCCGAAATGAAATGACTATTGAGGCGGAGAAGATTGGTTGGGCAGAACGAGCGGCTGCTGAGGCAGAGGGTAGACCTCTTGTTCCGAAGGATATGTATAAAGCAGTTGCTACTAAGATTCGCAAGTTGTTTCCTGATAAGTTTGAGACTCCTAAGAGTCCTCAATCCGATTCGCCAAGTAAGACCGGTAGTGGTCGTAGTACGAAGGTGAATCTTACTGAAGAACAACTTCAAATTGCAAAAACCTTTGGTCTGACTCCAGAGGAGTATGCAAAAGAAACTAATAGTTATAGGGGCCGATAATGGTTGAAATCATCCTGAATCGTGTCCTAGTAGAATTGGAGGACCTTAAAAAGAAGCACTCCGTCACTATGCCTGATGGTACTACACTTGATCTAGAAGTGGCCTACGGAGAGCATGAAGATCGAATTAAGGCTTCTGTGAGGAATGGTAAGGTAATTGCTATTGGGCCAGATGCCTATAATGATTATGGATACCAAGATAAAAAGCCCTTCGCTATTGGAGATTGGGTGCAGTTTGCCAAATACTCAGGTAGCCCAGTGGTAGACCCGGACGAGCCAGATCGAAGATTGGCCGTACTTAATGACGAAGATGTACTTGCTATTATCAAGTCCAAGGAGAAAACCTATGAGTGAAGAAAAGACGACTGTGACTAAGCCTGCCGTGGCGAAAGATGCCTCGAAACGTAAAGAACGTAATCGCATTGGTGGTAATCGTATGAAGTTGGAATTGACTGGTTGTGAGCCAGGTTTCCATTACGCTTTCATCAATGAAGAGAACGTTGGCTCCGCCCAAGATCAGGGTTTTGAGTTTGTCACCCACGCCATTAAGGTTGGGAATAAGCATATTGATGTTAGTCAAATGCAAGGCAAACAAATTACTCGGAACGTAGGTGGAGGGGTGATCGGGTATCTCATGCGTGTACCGCAGGAATGGTACGATGAAGATATGGCCATCGCACAGCGAGAAGGCCCAGACGCAATGGAGGCACAGGTCTATAATGATTCTAACTCAAATGGCCTTATTGGAACAGTAAGAAAAGGTGCGGACGTTTGGAACGAACCGTACCCGGACATTTTTAAGAAGTAACTGTTTCAGAGGGCCGAAAACTAGGAGATTTCTTTAGCTCATGGCTAATACCTCTCGTATTAACGGGTTTCGGCCCGTATTCCACCTCGGGGGTGCTAAGATTCAAGCTCGCAAATACGTTATTGTGGCTGCGGATGGCACGGCTGTTTACCCTGGGGATGTTGTAAAATATAGTGGCACTGCTGATGCAGATGGTACGTATGCGAGTGTTGCTCTTGCTGCGGCTGGTGATCCCATTCTTGGTGTTGTTGGTGAATTCGAGCCTAATCGGGATAACCTGAACGTTGCTGGTCAATACCGCGCAGCTTCTACTCTGCGTTATGTTTATGTGTTTGACGACCCCATGATCGTGTATGAAGTTGAAGCCTCTAACGGCACCCCGGCCATTACGGACGTGGGACTCAACGCCAATCACGCGACTGGTACACCAAACTCCACCACTGCTACTTCTGGGGCATATATTGATTTTGGTACGGAAGCTACTACTGCTGCTTTGTCGTTCAAAATCCTTGGTTTCGCGTCCCGTGTAGATAACGAAGTTGGGGCAAGTGCTAAACTGCTTGTGAAGATCAACAATCATCAGCATGGTTCGCATACCGGAACCGCTGGCGTCTAATAGAAAGGATAATATACTATGAGTTCGCCTATTACGACTGGTTCCCTTTCTAAACTGCTTTGGGCTGGTGTTTCCACCGTCTTTGAGAGTGCTAAACGAGATTTTGAGGACGTTTACACGAAAATCTTTAAGACGATGAAAATCTCCCAGAACTTTGTGGAAGATGTCATGTTTGAGGGTTTTGGTCTTTTGAGTCAAAAAGCAGAAGGTGCTCCGTTTAACTACGATTCGATGCGGCAAGCATTCACGACTCGCTATCAACCTGTCGTGTATGCCAGTGGCTTCATTATCACTCGCGAGGCGTATGAGGACAACCTCTACAAGTCGCAGATTGATTTTAAAGCTGCTCGTCTGTCGAAGGCAGTTAAACAGACCCGAGAAGTGATTCTTAACAACATTCTGAACCGTGCGTTTAACACTAGCTACACTGGTGGCGACGGTAAAGCTCTTATTGTTTCGGATCACCCGTTTGTGTCGGGTGGTACTGCGTCGAACGTCCTTGCAACTGCGGCTAACATTTCGGAAGCTGCTATTGAGGATATGTTCATTCAAATCATGCAGGCGTTGGATGCTCGGGGTCTTAAGGCAAATTACTCGCCAAAGAAACTGATTATTCCTCCGGCGCTGAAATTTGAAGTGGATCGTATTCTTAAGACGACTGGCCGTGTTGGAACTGCTAACAACGATATTAATGCGTTGAAAGAAGCGGGGGCCTTCCCCGGTGGTGTAGTGGTTAACCGCTACCTCACGTCTAGCACCGCTTGGTTCGTTCTTACGGACGAAGATAGCAACGGCCTGAAGTACGTTGAGCGTCGGGGCGATGAATTTGGCTCTGACAATGATTGGGAAACCGAGAACGCTAAATACAAAGCAACCATGCGCTTTACTGGTGGTTGGTCTGATTGGCGTCATTGTTACGGCACTCCAGGCGTGTAATGAAATGGTGGGGGTCGAAAGGCCCCTACCCCTTATATAAACAAAACCTTGAATTGTTGGAGGATTTATGGCTAGAAATGGAATTGGTTTACCAGAAAGCGTAGTTTTTTCTCCCCAACCCAGTCAGAAATTGTACCCCTATCGTACTGGTATGGGTATGTTTCAATCTGCTGAGTGGACTGTGTTCTTTGATGACTTTATCACCAACTCGGCTGCTGGTACTAACATTCCTACTGGGTGGACTGGTGCTAGTATTGATACTGGTGCTACTGTGGCGGTTAATACCACCGCAGCGATTGGTGCTAACGGTGTGATTACTCTTGCTGATGCTACGGCGTCTGAGGGTGCTACTCTGTATGGTTCCAAGAATATCCAGCTTACCTCTGGTAAGAGGTTCTTCATGGAATGTCGTCTGCGTACCGATGATGTGACTGATAATTCGGTGCAGTTTGGTATTAGTGCCCTTACCGCTGTTACTAACCCGGAAGATATCTTTACCACGACTTCTGCTGATCTCGTCACTTTTGGTATTCTTGACGGTGGTGCTGGTGCAGTTACGATGTTAGCTGATAAATCGAACTCTGGCTCTACTGCTGAAACCGGAACTCGTTCACTATCGGCAAATACTTGGTATACGCTCGGTATTGAATACGATGGTGGGTCTGCGCTGCGTGGTTATGTGGATGGGCTTCTGGCTCTAACGTGGGCACAAGCGGCTGCTACTATCCCGACTGGTGTTGCTCTGGCCCCTTTCGTTGGTCATATTAACGGTGATGGTGCTGGTGCTGCCGTGGTCGTGGTTGACTACATTCGTTACGTTTGCCAACGCTAATTAAGGTAGGCCCCGTCCACAAGATGGGGCTTTTCCTACATCTAGGATAAAAATATGCGCCCACAATCTGTTACTGTAAGTTCACAAACAACCTCTGCCGCCGTTCCTATGGATCATCAATGTAATCCATTTTCGGTTGGGGTGGCGTGTGTTGTATCAGCAGGTGGTACCCTAACCTACAAAGTACAGCATACCTTCGATGATATTCAAGATTCGACAATTACCCCAACGTGGTTTGACCATGAGACTATCCTTGCGAAAACTGCTAGTGATGATGGTAATTATGCTTTTCCTGTGCGGGCGATTCGTCTCAACGTTACTGCTTATACTAATGGTAACGTAAAGATGACTTTGCTCCAAGCAAGGAGTAACTAATGACAGTTAGTGCCCAAGGGGTAACAGCTTTAAGTCCATACAGCAGTCCTTCTTTAGGGACAGCCGCAGCACCAGCTTATTCTTTTCTGGCCCTAACCAGCACTGGTATGTACACTGATGGATCAAATCTTTGCTTCTCTGTAGGTGGAACTATCAGATTACTAATTGGTACAGGGGCGGCCCAATATTCTGTAGGGGTGCAGTCTAGTTCCCCTACCGGTGGCATAGGTTATATAGCAGGTGCTGGTGGTACTGTTACTCAAATTACCAGCAAAGCTACTGGTGTTACCCTAAGTAAAGTATGTGGGGAAATTACCATGCACAACGCCGCCCTTGCGGCAGCCACTATTGTGTCTTTTGTCGTGACGAACACCACTATTGAAGCCAACGACTCAATTCATGTGCAACATCAGTCTGGGGGCACCCTTGGGGCGTACTCTGTAAACGGGCGCTGCGCTGCTGGTTCTGCTACGATTGATATTCGTAATAATACAGCCGGGTCGCTCGGCGAAGCATTAGTTCTTCGATTTGCTGTAATCAAAGGTGCTGTAGCTTAATGGCTAATCACAGTGGCAACCAATGGCGTTCTGGGGAATGGTGGGCACTGTGTGATTTCTGTGGTTTACCCTACCATGCCTCTGAACTAACAAAGGATTGGCAAGGTTTTATGGCTTGCCGAAAAGACCTCACAGCTCGGAATCCCCAAGACTTTGTTCGTCCTAGGATTGAAGATGTAAGTGTCCCTTGGACACGTCCTGATGATACTCAGGGAGATATTACTGCTGTTACAAGTAATCAAACTCCTAGTGCTAGTCTTACTGAAACTATCCTTCACATGGATACTACTTCTGGAGCACTAACAGTTACTCTTCCTGCTGCCAATGATTCTTCTTTCTTGGGGGTGTCTATCCGGTTCCAAATCTGGATTACCTCTGGAACTAATAATGTCACGGTTTCTAGCGCAAGTGCTATTGTAGGATCAACCACAATCATCCCCAATGTTCCTGGTTTCTATAGGAACGTTCCTGCGTCGAACACTTGGATACGAGAATAATGGAAGAACTTCGTGAACGAATCGTCAAGCTTGAAACAGAAATGCTCGCCGTCCGTGCAACTCAAAATGAACTACTTGTATTGGTACGAGGTTTATCTGACCAACTCACAAAGTATAAGGGATTCATTGGTGGTATTGTATTCGTTGGTTCAGCCTTGGCTACACTAATTACTCTGTTTGCTAAAAAATTGGGGATTGGCTAATGGCCCAGAGCTATTATCCCACTGCTGCACAGGTTATAGACGCTGCGCTTGGTCATATCAGGGCTGTTGATCCTGAAGGATCACTTACACCCACGACTACTATGAACACTCGGGCGTTGGTCATCCTTAATCAAATCGTTACTGCATGGCAAGCTAAAGGAATGCAGGTATGGTGTATTAAGAATGGTTCTTTGACTCTGGTGGCTAGTACTGCTTCTTATACTCTTGGGCCTAGTGGAGATGTCAATATTCAACGGCCTCAAACAGTGCAACAAGCGTGGTTGCACAATACTAGTGCTAATACCGACCCTATTCCTCTACGTTCTATGGGTAGAGAAGAATACAATCAAATTACAACTAAGGCGCAAACAGGCACCCCTAATAGCTTTTATTACGACAGACAGTATGATCTACCCGGCTCTAACTCTGGAACCAACGCCAAAGGAAAGCTATACTTGTGGCCTACAGCCGACACAACTGTGGCAGCCGCATATACAGTCACCTTCGTGTATACTAGGCCCATTCAAGACTTTAGTGCTACATCAGACTCTTTTGATTTTCCTCAGGAGTGGTATAATGCCATTACATGGACCCTTGCGGCACAGCTTTGCCCCGGTTATGGTGTACCAGTTATGTATTGGGACAGGATCAAGGCCGAAGCTAGAGAAGCCCTAAAGTTGGTTGAAGGGTGGGATTCTGAGCAAGATAGTATTCAGTTTATACCTGCACAGCACTAAAAATGCCAACTAAACAAATCCCCCTTCTCAGTAATCAAGGAGTATATCAGACTCAAGATGTGAGTGGTACATTCGCCTCGTATCCTTACTTTTTGAATGGGTATTTCGAGAAAACTAGTAATGAGGATCAAACATCCCGTAAGATCGCCTATGTTAAGCGTCCGGGTTTAACTACATCTATTACTTTTTCTGTTGGTGGGTTTACGAATAATCATAAGATTGTTGGTATGCTTACCAGCGTAGATCGTACAAAAGCCTTCTTCTATACCACTAGTGGTGCTGCTAACAGAGCGTGGTATTGGGATACATCAGGCACTACTCTTGTTGATAGGGGGGCAATTACAGCAAACGTCACTCAATCAATGGTCTTTGAGACTTTAGATGGTATTAGTTATGGGGCTAACGTTTACTATGCTGCCAATCAAATTTTTGCTACTAATGGGTTTGTTATTGACTCTACTGGCACTTGGACAGCTATTTCAGACGTAGACTTCACTGGTTTGACAAAGATGACACCGCTGGTTGGATACAACGGGTATCTTTTTTGCGGTACAGACACTAACAGAATTTATAACAGTGACCTGAATAGTGCTACTGCGTGGACGAGCACTAGTTTTATCAGTTGCAAGGATACCCCCGGAAAGATTGTGTGGTTAGCTACCATTCGCAATCTTCTCGTTGTCTTTAAGGAACGTAGTTTGGAGTTCTATGAGGATGTGGGAAATCCCACTCCCGGTTCTCCACTTGAAGCTCGAAAACAATACAATCGTGATGTTGGATGTATTAACTGCTCCACTATTCAAGAAGTTTCTGACGGTATTATTTTTGCTGGAGTAACTGATTCTGGTGCGCCTAAACTCTATAAACTTCAAAAAGCTGATCTCCAGCTTGTTGAGATTTCTAATCGTTACATTGAACAGTGTCTTGTTAATGCTTATCCGGCGAGTGGTTCATTTAGTCTTAGGGCCGTTGATGCGATAGCATCTGCGGCTTTTGATAGTCAAACCCAAGTTTTTAGCTTTGGTGGAAAAGAGTTTTATACTATCAATTTAAAAGACCCTAATATTACTGTATCTACAAAATTTACCCAAGTTTATGACAATAACTTGGGCATATGGACTTCATGGGCTACTGCTTTTGAAACTCCCGATACTAATGATACTTATGGTTTTGTAGGCTCACAAGCACAAATGGTGTCTTACTCTATCTTTCAAAAGAGTGTTGCTGCTTTATTTGTAGATAATCGCTGTTCTGGTGCTAGTACCCCGCCTAAGATATTCTATGTTGATATTCTAGCTCCAAACCTTTACGATAAAGATGGGGCTAGTAACAATAATTTTATTTTTGGGTGGACTTCAGATATTATGGATTTTGGTAATCGCAAGAGAAAATTCATGGATGGTTTTGAAGTAATTTATGACAGTAACTCAGCAGCTACTCCTAATTTTGGTAGTATCTATACCATGACTTTAAAATATCGAGATTGGGATTATATTTCTACTTCTGGCTACTTTGTGACGAGAACATTGAAACTTGATGATGGTGGTGCTTTCAGAGCCAAGATTTTTCAGCTTGGTAGTTTTAGAAGGCGCAACTTTTCTCTTTCAATGGTAGCTCCTATAGCCATGCGCATCTGGGGTATTGAAGTTGATATCCAACAGGGTGAAACGGATCAGGAGAGCTAATGTCACTGACTCAAGATTTCTCAGTTGGTATTAGTACAAGAGAGGACATAAAAGAATTAGAATCTTCTATAGATGGAGTTATTTCTCGAAAAGCTTTAGCTCCTAAAGTTCTCAGTATCACTACGACTGGTGTGACTTTAGACTATAGATATGGTGTTCACAAATTTGATACTACCTCTGGTGCTTTAATTAATAACTTTCCTTATGCAAATAATTGGAAAACTGGCCGCTCTCCTATCTTACTTCTCACACATCATGCTGGAGCTAATTCAGTAACTCTTATTACTCTCAGTACAGATACCTTGAATGGTAAAGATGTAACTGGAGGAAACACCATTATTTTAAAGAATCAGGCAAAGTATTTGGCTTGGTCAGATGGTGCTTCTAATTGGTATATTATGCGACTTGGAGAACTGCCTAGTTCCTCTGGTACTACTGCCCAGTTTCTCCGTGGTGATGAGACATGGAGTGACGCATTACTGGGACCATTCACTGCTCAAATTATAAATGTGAGCGGGTCGGGTAATACGGCTTTTAGTCCTTACTGGGGTACTGATTCAGATATTTACTCTCTTCAACTCGGAGTTAGGGGAGGTCTTGTTGAACACGACGCCTCATCTTATTCATTTGTTTATAATGCAGCTTGGGATAACGGTTGGAAGTACAGGGCTACTGATTTAGCTAGTGACTTTAGAATCTCGGCTGGTGTATTTCAGTGGAGAACTGCCCCTAGTGGAAATGCTGGAAATAGCGTTACTTTTACCACTAGAGCAGAACTAGACACAACTAAATATACAATAAATCTTCCTATTGATATTAGTAATGCAGCCGCAGGACAAATAGTATTCCCTGCTTCTCAAAATGCTTCAGCTAATGCGAATACTCTAGATGATTATGAAGAAGGAAATACAAGCCCAACAATAACATCTGGTGGTGGTTCTTTTACTACTGTCTCAGGAACAGTCAATTATACCAAAATTGGCAATCGTGTTATTTATGATGTCACAGTAACTATCACAACTAATGGCACAGCAAATACATATGTCTTAGTTCCTATGCCCTTTGCCGCAGCAGCTACCACGTCCGTTACTGGGGCCAATCTTAGTACAGGAACAGCCCTGTCTGGATATACAAGTGGCTCTAATCTTATTATTTTCAAATACGATGGCACTTATCCCGGCGCAAGCTCAACCGTACTTAACGTTGCTGGTAACTTTAGAGTCTAACTATGCCTAATCTTGATCCAAATTCCAAAGAATACGCTGACTGGTATTGGTCACTTCCTCCGACTACGAGGATGTATGCTCACGCTCCCGGTTCCCCCGGAGCCCAAAACGTAGCAGATATGCGGGAGAAATATCCTAATAACATTCCTCCAGAAGCTGCTCCAACTTCTCCCCCTTCGTGGGCCGCTCCGGGGAATCCTTACACTGGTCCTGTATCTCCTCCACAACCTCCTACTAATCCTATTGCACCTACTCCTTCTGTGCCCCTCATTACTGGGCCTAAGGATACTTCTCCTCCGAGTACGAACCCCTTGGCCCCCGGCCCCGGTCCTACACGTCCTCCACAGAACCCGTTAAATCCGAATACTCCAAGTCCAGTCAATCCTATTGGAAGGCCAGAGGACCCCCCTCGTCCGGGTACGCCGCCAAGTAATCCTATTGGAAGGCCCCTTGATCCTAATGATCCTTTTACACCCACTATTCCAACTACTCCTCCAAGCCTTCCAAACTCTTTGGCAAGAGTGGGAGCACCAACGAACAACACCAACAGTTATAGTTCAGAAACTAATCCTCTAACTTATAATCAAGGTGTTGGGGCTTTTCCTGCTACTGGCGGAATTATGCGTCCTAATGTAGACATGAGCCTTGCTTCCACAGGTGTTGGTGGGGGGAATACTTCTACATCTTTGGGCGGTGGTGGAGGTGGTGCTAGTATCCAACGTCCTATGGGACAAGCTATGGGTGTCCCTACCCTTGCCTCTGCTTCTAAGAGTGTTGGTGGGGGAGGAGATGGTTCTAGTAAAGGAACTACTTCATCTGATCCTCAAAACGTGGATTGGGCTGATTACTATGAAAAGAAAAGTCTTGCTAAAGCAGCTCAAAATAATAGTAATCCCCTTGGTGCTGGACAAACCCCGATTCCTTCAACGTCAACGCCACAACCAGTTTCCCAGTCGGCATATCCCCCTGTTCCAGAATCTCGTCGCAGAAGCTTCGATCAGAGTGAGGGTGGAGGTTCTGGTTGGATAGATGATGGTCAGTATGCTACTCCCGGTGATCCCAACTATGATGAATGGGCACGTCTAACCGGGGCTGAGCCGGGACGTGTTGTTCGTTTTGGTAAAGGCCTTGGTGATGAGGACATGGCGCGTAGATTTGTTGATCCATCTAAAGTAATTAAAGGCGATGGATGGTATGCATATGCAGATAATAACGAAACTCCTTGGCAACAAGCCCAAGGGGAAGCTGGCGGTCTAAGCCAAGCCCAATGGAATGCGCTAGCTATTGCTTTTGTAACGGCTGGTATCGGAAGTGCTATTGATCCAAGTATGTTTGCTGGTCTTGATGGTGCAGCCGCCGCTGGTACTGCTGGAGAGTTTGCTACACTCCCCGCCCTTACTCCTACTACTGTCGGTAGTCTTGGTCCAGATTTTTACGCACTATCTGGTGCCGGTGCTGGAGCAGGCGCTGCCGCCGTAGGTGGAGCTGGTGCTGCTAGTGGGGCTGGAACAGGGGCTGCCGCAGGCGCTGGTGGTGCAGGAGGAGGACTAGGTTCTCTTGTGAATAATCCTGTTACTCGTGGACTAGTTGGGCCTGCTCTTAGTAGTGTCCTTGGTGGAGGTGGAGGACAACGAGGTTCGTCCAATCCTTTAGCTGATTTAATTACTGGGGGCACTCAAGGTTATTTCAATAACCAAGAGATGCAACAGTATAAAGGAGATATTAACGAGTTCTATAATCGTGGAGATTATAATAGAGAGTATCGTCCCGGTTATACTAGTCGGCTGAATGAAGCTTTTATGAATCCTGACAAGCTCCTTCAAGATCAAGGGTACAAAGATATGCGGGAGCGTGCCTCTACTGATCTTTCTCGGTCGTTGAATGCTCGTGGATACAACATGAGTGGCAACGAAATGGGAGAACTTACTAAACTTCGTACAGAGATGGACTACAAGCATATTAACGATCAGCGTAGTCAGCTTATGCAGGCAGCCAATCTCGGTGATCCAAATAGCCTTGCTAGAGCCGGAATGGGGGCTATGGGTACGTTGGCTCAAATGAGAGCTA